AAATTAAATGGTTCAAGTCAAAACGTGGAGCGGGGTATTATAATGTGTAAGGAAAAGCTATGTATATGATGAGCAAGCTGGATATTTTGTATGAAGAAGTACAAAGAGCTAAACGTATAGAAGTTGGAATAGAGCAAGACCCTAAAATTTGGCGAATTAGTAGCCGAGTTGAAATGGACCGAAAAGATTGGGAAAAGCGTTTTTTATTTGAAAGCTTACGTACTTACCCAGAAATCAAAGAATATGTAGCAGCAGTGCAAAGCACAAATTTTAAGCAAGAAGACCAGATTAGAGAGCTAAAATTAAGAATCCTCGAACTGGAAGAGCAAAAAACTAAGGACTAATCATGGCAATAGATAAAGGCTTATACCAAGCACCCCAAGGAATCGCAGAAACCGAAGGCCCAGATATTGAAATTGAGCTTCTTACGGACGACGGCGATATTGGTGAGACTGCTGATGGATTAGAGCATGAAGATATTGGTGATGATAAGTTTAATGAAAACCTTGCCGAGCATATTGACGACGGCACTTTGCAAAGTATTGCTAGTGAACTGATTGGATTGTTTGATGCGGACGTAGCCGCACGTAAAGATTGGGCGGATACTTATGTCGAAGGTCTTAAATTACTTGGTCTTAAGTACGAAGAAACCACCGAACCGTGGGCAGGCGCATGTGGCATTTATCATCCGATGCTTGCAGAAGCAGTGGTCAAGTTCCAATCCGAGGCTATTATGGAGACCTTCCCTGCTATGGGTCCGGTCAAAGTTAAGATTAACGGTAAAGAAACCAAGGCTAAAAAGGAAGCATCCGCTCGTGTTACGGAAGACATGAATTATCGTTTGACCGAACAGATGACTGAGTATCGCCCAGAGCATGAAAAACTTTTATGGAACTTGCCATTAGCCGGTTCAGCATTTAAAAAAGTCTACTTTGATCCAGCGTTAGGGCGTCAGGTAGCAATGTTTATACCCGCAGAAGATTTGGTAGTTCCTTATGGTGCTTCAAATTTAGATAATGCCGAGCGTATTGCTCACGTCATGCGCAAGACTAAAAACGATGTTAAGAAATTACAAGCCGCTGGGTTTTGGTGTGATGTTGATCTAGGTGAACCAACAAATATTCTTGATGATATTGAGAAACGTAAAGCTGAAGAACAAGGTTTTACAGCAACAACAGATAATAGATTCCGCTTGATAGAAATGCACGTCGACTATGACTTGCCTGGGCACGAAGATGAAGACGGAATTGCACTACCTTATATCATTACTATGGAAAAGAGCACCGGAACAGTGCTTTCAATCCGCCGCAACTGGTATGAAGGTGATACTCTGGCATTGAAACGTACACATTTTGTACACTACCAATACGTACCGGGATTTGGATTTTATGGATATGGTCTTATACATCTCATCGGTGGCTATGCTCGTTCTGCTACTGCAATTATTCGCCAACTTGTCGACGCAGGGACACTCAGCAACTTACCGGGTGGTCTCAAATCGAGAGGTCTACGAGTTAAAGGCGACGACACTCCAATCAGTCCAGGAGAGTTCCGAGATGTAGACGTACCATCTGGCTCTATCAAAGATAACATCATGCTCCTGCCATACAAGGAGCCAAGCCAAACTTTGATGGCGTTGTTTAATCAAATCGTTGAGGAAGGTCGTTCATTTGTTTCCGCCGGAGACTTACAAGTATCTGATATGGGTGGTAATGCACCTGTTGGAACGACTTTGGCTATTTTGGAGCGCACACTCAAAGTAATGTCGGCTATTCAGGCCCGCCTGCATTTCTCAATGAAGCAAGAATTTAGTTTATTAAAAGTAATTATTGCTGACTATACAGACGAGGATTACGACTATGAACCTGAAGAAGGTAGCCGTGCAGCTAAAAAATCGGATTACGATGATGTGGAGGTTCTACCGGTTAGCGACCCTAATGCGAGCACGATGGCGCAGAAAATCGTACAATATCAAGCTGTGCTCCAGCTGGCTCAACAAGCTCCACAACTCTACAACATGCCGCTCCTTCATAGACAGATGATTGAAGTAATGGGTATTAAGAATGCTAATAAACTTGTCCCAATGGACGAAGACCAAAAGCCACTTGATCCAGTAACAGAAAACCAAAACATTCTGATGCTTAAACCAAGCAAAGCATTTATTGCTCAAAACCATCAAGCGCATATTACTGTTCATATGTCAGCTATGCAAGATCCAAAAATTGCGCAACTGCTACAAGGTAACCCAATGGCCCAGCAAATTCAGTCGGCTATGATGGCACATATTAATGAGCACTTAGGTTTTGAATACCGTGTACAGATTGAGCAACAACTTGGCGCTACCCTACCAGCTCAAAAGGATGAAGATGGTGAAGACATTCATATGGACCCACAAGTAGAAGCTCAGTTAGCCCCATTACTTGCACAGGCTGCAACAAAACTATTACAAAACAACCAAGCTCAAATGGCCCAGTCTCAAGCTCAGCAGCAACAGCAAGACCCATTGGTACAGATGCAACAGCAAGAGCTGCAGTTAAAACAAAAGGCTCAACAAGCGCAAGAACAAAAAGATCAAGCTGAGATTCAGATCAAACAACAACAGCTTGTACTAGAAAAATTACGTATTGAAACCCAAGCCCAAACCACAATGAAAACGGCTGACTTAAATGCTATGTCTCAAGCAGCTAAGATTCATAGCGACCACCATGCTAAGCAAAAAGATCATCAGTTTGACGCTGTTAAAACCCTTGCTGACCATGAGCACGAGAAGCACTTAGAAATGCAGAACCACGCAGTTAATATGGCGCAAACCGTTATGGACCATGGACATACAGCCAATATGCAGGCTGAACAATTAAATGCCCAGAAGGAAGCCCAGAAAAATCAACCTAAAGCACCAGCTAAAAAGGAAACTAAGTGACTGAATACCAATACCTAGTTAAAGAACTCGAAGAGATGATTGAGACTAGAGCACAATCCGTTGCCGCAGGCAATTGCAAAGATGTAGAAGAGTACCGCAACACAACAGGGATTATCCGTGGTCTTGCCCTGGCTGTGGATTTTATTAAAGACCGTGAGCAAAAACTAAAGGACTCAGATGAGTGAACTGTTAATCAGTGATGCCTTAGGGAATGTAACTAAACTCCCAGAAAAGGTAGAAGAAAAAGCAACACAACTCCCAAAACCAGCCGGATATCATATTTTGTGTATGGTCCCTAAGGCAGACGGAGAGTATGAAAGTGGTATTGCAAAATCAGCCCAAACCCAACAATACGAGGAAGTTTTAACTCCAGTGCTGTTCGTAATGGATATTGGACCTGATGCTTACGCTGATAAAGAGCGTTTTCCCAGCGGCCCGCTGTGCAAAGTTGGTGACTTCGTATTGATTCGCCCTAGTTCTGGTTCAAGACTTAAGATTCACGGTCAAGAATTTAGAATTATTAACGATGATTCCGTAGAAGCCGTAGTTCAAGATCCCCGTGGAATAACACGAGCATAAGGAGTTTTACATGGCAACAGAAGAATTTGGAGCCGTAACTTTTGGTAAGGGCGGGGAAGTTATCCCGTTGAATGAAAGCAGTACATTCGAGTTCCCTGACGAAGTTGAGGCCAAAGAAGAAAAACAGACCAAGAAAGAACGAAAGGCTGAGGCGAAAGCTGACGCTGCGGCAAAGGCGGCATCTGAGGTGGATATTGAAATTGTTGACGATACCCCCAAAGAAGACCAGAACCGTGAAAAGATGACGGCTGACCCACTAGTCCAAGATGAAGACGATGACCTACTTAGTTATGACAAGAAAGTTCAAAAGCGCATCAAAAAGCTAACTAAGGGATACCATGACATCCGCCGTGAGAAGGATGAAGCGGATAAGATGCGTGAAGAAGCTATTCGAGTAGCTAAATTCTTGGTTGAAGAAAACAAGCGCATTCAAGAAACTCTCCATGAAGGTAGTAAAAGCTACATTGAGCAAGGCAAAACCAGTGCAGAAGCTGAACTTACTATGGCTAAGAAAGCATATAAAGAAGCCTATGAAGCTGGAGATAGCGATGCGCTAGTAGATGCACAAATGGCGATTTCAGAAGCAACGTTAAAGCTAGATCGTGCTAGAAACTTACAGCCAATCCAGCCTAAGGAACAAGAAGTTTATATTCCTGAGCCAACCCAACAAGCCCCAGAACAAGATAAAAAACTAACCAAATGGTTAGATAAGAACCCTTGGTATGGCGGTGAAACTGGTCAAGAAGATGAAATGACTGGACTTGCTGTTATCGTTCACAACCGTCTTGCAAGAGAAAAAGGTGAAAAATATATCGGCACTGATGAGTATTATCAAAAAATCAGTGATACAATCCAGAAAAGATTCCCCGATTATTTCGGAGCCGACGACGAATCAGAAGATTTTGAAGTAAAAACAAAACCGGTTAAAACCCGTGCAAAGCCCGCTGCCAGTGTTGTAGCTCCCGCTACTCGCTCAGTTGCCCCAAGGAAAGTCCAATTAACGCCTACACAGGTACAGATTGCTAAGCGCTTAGGTGTGCCTCTAGAACTGTACGCAAAGCAGGTAGCCAAAGAAATGAATGGAGATAGATAATGGTTAAGAAAACAACCCGTGATGCAGAAGTACGTGAAACAGAAGCTCGCCCAATCGATAGATGGGCACCCCCGCAGCTCCTGCCAACACCAGACGACCGCCCAGGATGGGTGCATCGTTATGTAAGAACTTCAACAATGGGTGAAGCTGATCCAATGAATGTCTCCGGTAAGCGCAGAGAAGGTTTTGAGCCAGTTAAGGCTGAAGATTATCCTGAACTTATGAGCCATGCCTCTATTGACGGACAGTTTAAAGGTTCGATAGAGATTGGTGGTTTAGTTTTATGTCGTGCCCCAGAAGAGTTTATGAAGCAACGTTCCGAGCATTATGACAAGCTGAACAATTCTCAGATGGAGTCTGTAGACAATAACTTCATGGCCCAGAATGACCCACGTATGCCGATGTTTAAAGAACGGTCTACTAAAGTTACTTTTGGCAAGGGAAGTTAATTTTAATTTAATTTAAGGAGCTTTTATGAGCACAGTATCAAGTCCTTATGGACTAAAGCCGCTCAATTTGATCGGCGGTCAAGCTTTTACTGGCGGAACAATCCGTGAGTATCAGTTGACTTATAACAATACAGCACCAATTTTCAATGGTGACTTAGTAGCATTGGGTACAACCAGCAACACTCCTGGTCAACCTACTGTAGTAACAGCAACTCCGACAACTAGTTCTACTGGTATAGTTGGTGTTTGCGTTGGTGTTCGTTATCAATTATCTGGTCAGCAATTGGGTTACCCTTTGTATGCTCAATACTTGCCAGCTAATGCCATCACTGCAGGTTACACAAACGTGTTTATCCGTGTAGTAGAAGATCCAGACCAGTTGTATCAAGTACAAGCTGCTGGTTCAGTAACTTACACATCTATCGGTAAAACTGCTGCTTTAGGCAACTATACTGGTGGTACAGGTAGCACAACAGGTAATACAACATTTGGTGATTCAGTTGTTAACATGACTGGTACATTATCAAGCGGTGTATTGACTGTAAGTAACGCAGCTACAGCGGCTGTTAAGATTGTTGACTTGGTTAACTCCAGCTCTACTTTCGGCGGCAACTTCCCATCTAACCCCGGTGATGCTTATACCGACTGTATCGTCAAGATTAACTTTGGCGTGCATTCGTATTATCAAGCTGCTGGTACATCTAACTAATAAAGGAGCTATAACATGGCTATTTCACGTTCACAACTCCTTAAAGAGTTACTCCCAGGTCTAAACGCTTTGTTCGGACTCGAATATGCACGCTACGGCGAAGAGCATAAAGAGCTTTACGAGATCGAATCTTCAGAGCGTTCATTCGAAGAAGAAACCAAGTTGTCAGGTTTTAGTGCAGCCCCAGTCAAAAACGAAGGTGGCGCTATCTCTTACGATAATGCTCAAGAAGCATGGACTACACGCTACTCACACGAAACCATTGCTTTAGGTTTCTCAATCACTGAAGAAGCGATTGAAGATAACTTGTATGACTCATTGTCTGCTCGTTACACTAAAGCTCTAGCTCGTGCGATGGCTTACACCAAGCAAGTTAAAGGTGCTTCAGTATTGAATAACGGTTTCTCTAGCTCCTACAT